CACTGGAACATTCCAGAAAACACCACAGCTCGCGTAAGATTCCTTCCCGACGCAGACACCAAGAACAACTTCTTTTGGATTGAACGAGCAATGATTCGTTTACCATTTGCTGGCATCAAAGGTGAAGCAGACTCAAAACCAGTTACTGTACAAGTTCCTTGTATGGAAATGTGGGGCGAGGCTTGCCCAATCTTGGCCGAAGTACGTCCTTGGTTCAAGGATCCCAATCTGGAAGAAATGGGTCGCAAGTACTGGAAAAAGCGCAGTTACCTGTTCCAAGGTTTTGTGCGTGACAATCCAATTGGCGACGACAAAACCCCAGAGAATCCGATCCGCAGATTCATCATCAGCCCACAGATCTTTAACTTGATCAAGAACGCACTGATGGATCCAGACATGGAAAACTTGCCAACTGACTACGAAGCAGGTCTTGATTTCAACATCAAGAAGACTTCTAAAGGTGGTTACGCTGACTACAACACCAGCACATGGGCACGTAAAGAGTCTGCTCTTACAGCAGAAGAAGCAGAAGCAATCGAACAATTTGGCTTGTACAACTTGAGCGACTTCTTGCCCAAGAAGCCCGGAGACGTTGAACTTCAAGTATTGAAAGAAATGTTTGAAGCAAGCGTGGACGGACAACCATACGATCCAGATCGTTGGGCCAACTACTTCAAACCCAGCGGCTTCAAGGCTGGTACTGGTAGCGATGGTGAAACAACTACGGCAACTCCAGTCCCACAAGCCAAGCCAGCCCTGGCGGCAGTTCCTAAGGCAGCACCTGCTCCAGCGGCAGAATCTGCACCTTGGGAACCAGCAGACGACGAAGTACCTGAAGCATCAGCTCCGGTGGTTGCCAAACCAGCACAGAGTCAAAAGGCCGAAGACATTTTGGCTATGATTCGTAACCGTCAAAACAAGCAATAATACAGCTCAACAAAGTGGGGTGAAAGCCCCACTTTTTGTTATGTTAATTTTTTGTAATAACTTTTTGTCCTCCCAGGAATTTTTGTTTGATAACCAACGTGGTGAGTACTATCTTACTATACACAAAAACGGTTCAAGTAGTTTAGAACGTTTGGCAGTAGACAATCCCACTAGGTATAGTCTGCATAACACTGAATTTTTAAAAAAGAATAATGTTGATCGGGTTGTGGTATTTGTTCGAGATCCCATCAAACGAGTAATGAGCGGATTAGCAACCCAAATGGCTATATATAGTATTTCACAACAGGCCATTGAAAAAATGACCAATAATACATTTGGCATCATTGATTCACACACCATACCACAATTTTGGTTTTTGATGGCTGTAGCAAAAGAACTTGATTGTAAATTTGACATACGCTCGCTGGATATGTTAAACTTAGTCGACTACAATATACAACAGTTGAACAAAAGTTCATCCAACAATATTAAATTATCAGACGCAACGCTAACAAAAATAAATCATTTTTACACCGAGGACATTGTGTTGTTTAATCAATTTCAAAATAGCACTGCAACTGTAGAGGAAATAAGAACAAAAATTTTACTAGAAACAAACTTTATAGACGACTTAAACCAGTACAAAGAGTGCTTGACATTCTATTTTAAATAAAGGAAACATATCATGGCAACTAAACCATTCGACGTAAGCAAATTTCGTAAGTCAATTACTAAAAGCATTGACGGCATCTCAGTTGGATTTAACGATCCCACAGACTGGATCTCAACCAACAACTTCGCTCTCAACTACCTTATCTCAGGTGATTTTAATCGAGGTATTCCTATGGGAAAGGTCACTGTGTTTGCTGGTGAATCTGGTGCAGGCAAAAGCTATATCTGCTCAGGAAATATTGTCAAGAACGCACAGGCACAAGGCATTTATCCCATTCTTATTGATACAGAAAATGCTCTTGACGAGGCTTGGTTACACGCACTCGGAGTGGACACAAGCGAAGATAAACTACTTAAACTCAATATGGCTATGATCGATGACGTGGCCAAAATGATCAGTGAGTTTGTTAAAGAATACAAAACACTGCCAGAAGAATCGCGTCCTAAAGTCTTGTTCGTGCTAGACAGCTTGGGCATGTTGTTGACTCCAACTGACGTTAATCAGTTTACAGCAGGCGACTTGAAAGGTGACTTGGGTCGTAAACCTAAAGCACTGACAGCATTGGTTCGTAACTGTGTTAACATGTTTGGTGACTTGAACATTGGACTTGTTGCAACTAACCACACCTACGCAAGTCAGGACATGTTTGATCCCGATGACAAGATCTCGGGCGGTCAAGGCTTTATCTATGCAAGCTCAATCGTTGTTGCTATGCGTAAGTTGAAGTTGAAAGAAGACGAGGATGGCAACAAAATCTCCGAAGTAAAAGGTATTCGTGCAGCCTGTAAGATCATGAAGACACGCTATGCCAAACCTTTTGAATCTGTACAGGTCAAGATTCCATACGAAACAGGTATGAACCCCTACAGTGGCCTAACAGACTTGATTGAAGCCAAAGAACTTTTAAAGAAGGAAGGCAACAGTTTGGTATATACTACTGCTGACGGCGAGATTATCAAGAAGTTCCGCAAGGGATGGGAACGTAATGATGATGGTTGTTTGGATCGTGTGATGAACAACATTACTGCCAATCCACACATGTTTGACAAAGCAACCACAGTCGAAGAAGCACCAACAGAGGATGCAACAGAATGAGTATTGAAGTAGAAGTCCTGAGCGAACTGTACACTATCATGAAGCAGTACGTTCCTAGTAAGGACAGACAAGAATGTGCTGACAATATCATGAGCGTCATGGTTGATTATCTCAACGATGTAGATGTTCGTGAATTTGGCGGCACCGACGGTTCGCTTAAACGTGCTCTTAAAGAGTACGTGGGCGAAGAAGATCAACCCGAAGAAGACTACGAAGACTAAACATGTGGTACAATCGTGTGGTGCAGGATCTTGCACAGATTCCGCCGTTTATTGATTATTACGAAAAACAACTGATCTCAGCCAAAAGTGAGATCAAAATCAGCGGCAAAGTTGAACGAGCAGTCAGCGACTTACCCGGCATCACCGAGTATCGCTTTAACCAACTACAAGAAGTGGAAGCGGTTCTCAACTACCTTAACATACAGTTACGCAAGATTCGACAAAAGCATTATAAAAAATATCTTGAGGCATACCAACGTGCCTTGACCAGTCGTGATGCTGAAAAGTATGCAGAAGCAGAAGACGAGGTCATTGACATGGAGACGATTATTAACGAAGTGGCCCTGTTGAGAAACAAATGGCTTGGTGTAATGAAGGGCATTGAGTCAAAGAATTTTATGTTAGGACATGTTGTACGTCTACGCACAGCAGGTATGGAGGATGTAAGTGTTTAAGAACCCAGAAGAGAGCCATCAACACAGCCGTGATGTATTGGACATGCTGTATCAATATGACACGTTCATGGACAGTATACAAGTTGTAGCTGATATGGGCTGTGGCGCAGGATTAGATATTGATTGGTTTGCTAATCTACACACACGTGATAATCCTCCAGAGCCTCATAATTATACTTGCCTAGCAGTTGATCGCAACATCAATCAAATTGAACACGAAGTCTTAAAAAACAAGAATCTCTTTACTATCGAAGGGGATTTTTCCACAGTACATTTACCCTACAAGGTAGATCTAATGTGGAGTCATGACAGTTTTCAATACAACACTAATCCCTTACAGACACTAATTCATTGGAACAACTATATGAATATCAATGGTATGTTGGTACTGAACATACCTATACATACCACTTACAGTTATGACAGGCTTCAAACTCGTAGCTTCAGTGGCTGTTACTATACCTATAACATCTGTAACCTAACATACCTGTTGGCCACGTGTGGGTTTGATTGTAGAGACTGTTACGTCTATATGGCTCCCAATTATGGTTGGATACACATGGCGGTGTACAAAAGTATGAGTCCAATGGATCCAGCTACTACAACATGGTTTGATTTGGCAGAAAAGGGTCTTATTAGTGATAGTGCTATGACTAGTCTTAACAAATGGGGCCATGTAAGACAGGAAGATTTGATGTTTACTTGGTTAGACAAGGACTGGCGCTTCGCAAAAAACTAATAAATACAGTACTATGATTACTGACCTACGCAAACTTATTAACCTAGTTAAACTTAACGAATCTGCCGTTGACGACACACAGTTGCAGCATCTTAAAACTGTCATTTCGGGAAAGATTAAAGAACTTCCTCCCGATGATGCTACTATTAAAGCTCTGAGAGAAATTGAAGATCTTTTGCGACACGTTAATGCTGGTGGTAAGTCGGGCATTATCAACGGTGAGTTGCAGAGTATCGACGATCATACTGTACACGTAGCACAAAAAGAACTGGCACGTTATCTGTTGAGCATGGACATGACCCCACAGCAACGTGATGACATGTTTAACTTGTGGCGCAGCGATAAGCTGGTCAAGCGTGATGTATTGTTAAAAGTAGGCAAAACAGATTTCAGCAAGATCATCACCAACTATGATAAGAATCCTGCTATCAAAGAGTTTGTTAACGATGTCATGCGTATTGCAGCACTAGGTCAAGGTAAAGGTGAGTTTGGTCTAAGTGTGTTGAGCAAGAGCATCAACAAACAAGAAGGTAAAGGCGACTTGAGTATCAATGGTCGCCCGATCGAAGTTAAAACAACTGACGGTGGTGCTGGTCGCTTTACTGACCAAGAAGTTCGTCCAGGCGCTGGATATGAACAAGTGGCACGTGAACTGTTTGCACTACTTGCCCCATACCAAACTAAAAAGACCAAGAGCGGTATGAACTTGGACAACATTGTTCAACTGTACGAAATGATGAACGGCAATCTTGACATGAAGAAGGAAGCCGCACACATGATAAGCCTAGTTGAAGCAACAATCAAATTGATTTTTGATGGCGAAAACATTACTCCAATTATGAACGCTATCAAATCAGGAAATGTCAATGCTACCAAACAAGAGTACGCAAAGACCAGTTTCAACTACTACATGAGCAAGAAGAAAGACGAAGGCGTGTTATACATTAGCCTAGTCAAAGATCCCATCATGACAGTATTCTTCAAGGACG